TGGAAGTTCTTTTAGGGCTGTAAGTGAAATCATGACTCTCGATGATAAAATGTACAGATATACTCAACAGAAAGACTTCCCTGCTGAAAGTATAGACGGGATCGTTTCAGAATTTGATTTTAAAATCTTTGATAATCACACAGCTATGCTGACGTGGAAAACTTCAAAATCACTCGGAGTGGCAAAAATCCTTAGACAAAATGTCAACGATGACGAATATGTTTTCATTGGAACTGCTACTGGCAATTCATTTTTTGATGTAACAGTGGGCAATCAGCAATCATATATTTATTATATTTGTTATGCAAACTATGAGGCATATATTACGCCAGAGGTGTCTACTGATTGGATTGGATGGTCGATTTACTCGCTAAAGACCGCTGGTGATTGTTATAATAAAAAGCTCTATTCAATTAATGAAACTTGGCATTTTATTGCGGGCATTAACAACAATGATATAATATCAAATATTGGACTTACTGTTCATACGGGCACGGGCGTAAAACCTAAGACTACACGAACTGTAACAAACTATGAAAGCGGCGAATTTACGGCAAATCACTTAACATTGGCATGCCCCGAGGACGAAATAGTTGATACAATTGATAGCGTTAAATCTTGGACAAAATTCATTACAGGCAAAAATGATTTCATGCTAAAGTCCGATAAGGGTGATGTATGGATTGTGAATATTTCAGACAATCCGTCGAGATCGTATGATGAAAGCTCGGTGTATGACTTAACTACAATTAAATATAATTGGGTTGAAGTTGAAGATATAAATGACGTTATAATAACAAGATAAGGAGGTTGATACGATGGATTACTATAATAAAATAGATGAAGCGTATTTGACCGAATTACAGAATCCAATGCGTAAATTAAAATTCAAGGTAGAAATTCTATCACACTATGAGGGTGCGATTGGACAAATTACAAACGACCTTTCCTCTGCCGAGGTTGGTTCAATATCAATTAATAAGGAGCAAGGCTGTCGCAGGTCTTGCTCTTTTACTATCATAGACCGCGATGAAAAATATTTACCACAGGTAGACAGTTGGTTTTGGTACAATAGGAAGTTTAAGCTTTTTATAGGCGTAGTTGTTTCAAATGATATATATTGGTTTCCACAAGGCGTATTCATTACAAAATCGGCAACAGCGCATGGCAAAGCATTAGCAATCGAAGGTATTGATAAATACGGTTTTCTAAATGGCGAATTAAATGCAAGAATGTGTTTGGTAGAATATCAAGCTAGTGTTACAAATTCTAAAAAAGGAACAAAAATTGCCGACCTTATTCGAGATACTTTGATGTTAGATTTAGGCAATAACATTCCGCTTGACCCCGTTGAACCTTTAATTGATCCAATCTTTTATGATGCAGAATTATATGACGATATTGTGGTTGACGAGGGTGGGTACCTTGGTGAAATATTCGATAAGTTGGCTGAAATGTATGGTGCTAACATTTATTACGATGTCAACGGCAGGCTTAGAATGGAAAGGGTATTTAACTATAATCTTCCCTCTTGGTATAGGCATCTATCGCCACAAAGTAATCTGGGTGAAGTCGATATAGCTGAAACCGACATTGATGTTCAATATAATTATGACGGTGTAAACATTGTGACAGTTACTACGGATAACACTAACGGCGAGATATATTCCTATACAGCAAAAAATGAAAACCCACAGTCCCCAGTTTGTATAACCTCGGTAGGATATAAGGGATTGGACGGCGGTACTTATTATATAAGTCTTGGCGATACAACGCTAGATAGTGGCGAAGAAAAATGTAGAATGCAGGCGGAGTATATACTGCTACAGAATACCTGTATGGGAACTTCGGTAAGTTTTAATTATCCGAGTCTTCCCCACCTTGACGTTGACAACACAATTGAATTTACAAACGAATATTACAAATTTAAAAAGCAACTTTTTCTTATTCAATCATTAACCATTCCTCTTAGCAATGGAGAGATGACTATTGAAGCCACTAATCTGCAATGGTTACCATTTGATACGGACTGTATTTCGATTTACTGTGAAACTTTAAGCGATACAGTGGCAATATCTTATAACACGAATGGTGGCAAGGACAAAGGCGGCAATACTATCACTTATAAGAGCATTAACCAAGCCCCTAATAAACAAATCGTTTTACAAGGTGGGGATATGTATAACGAGAATAAATTGTTCGCATGGACGGATAGTCAAGGCAATAAATACAATTATGGCGACATGTATACTATACCAAATAACAACACAACATTGACAGCTCAATGGATAGCAGGAAATGAAGTTACAGTTACCAATACATTGCCGACAGATAGTACGGTAGAATTTCAATCTATGTCACCGTCACGTTGTTTAATACGTTATGACGACAATGAAGTAGTTAGGCGTAATACAAACGCAATTTCAACATTTAAAAAGAATTATTCTTTGGGTACGCACGATACAACCATCGTGTCTGAGAGTGATGATTTAACCAACTTTGATAATGCTTTTGATAAAGGAACAACTACAAAGATAGATTGTTCCAAAGTAAAAGCTACCTACCTCACTTCACCTATGGGAAACGGATTTGAGAATATAACAGACTTTGTTTTCCCTGCTAATCTTGCGAACATTTCGACCAGTGAGGGTGTGTTGTCAGGCTGTAAAAAACTTACCAATATTGCATTTCCTACAGTATATTGTGATATTTCAAGCCCCGAATCGTTTCTTGCTAATAGTACATTCGTCAATGGTTTGGAACTACCTTACACCTTGAATTTCGTACCAATGGTTTCAGTTGATGGGCAAACAGGTATCGAAGAAATAAAGCGAAATGAGATACTAAAAGGAAGTCATGTTATTGGAAACTTAACTATCAAAGCGGCAACTACGAATAAATGCGTAGTGTATGTAAATAAAGAAACAACAAGTTTAGTCATTTATCCTGCGACAGTGCAGGGAAGATTCTATCTTATGGGCAAAGGTATTGACGGAGATTTATCTGGACTTCAAAGTATACAAATTGGGCGATCTACTAACATTAACGACACCGATGGTTTCGCAAGTAATACATCGGCAAACATAAATCTGAGTTTGGACTTTCAATCGGGTAATTGTACTACCAAAATACCTAAAAACGCTTTTAATGGCTATAGTGGTAATACGATTAATGTTGTAATTTATGGTAATGTGACCGACAGCAATGGTATTACGCTTGAAAGCGGATCGTTCTGCAATATGCCTAATATGACAAAATTACCAATGACAAATAGTGCGAGCTTAAAAGTTGTACCTGAGAACTGCATGAATAACTTATCTTCTTTAATATCGGCGGCTACAGGTTATGTAGTTGACGTTGAGGGTTGTAATAATATGTCCAACCTGACAACTTTAAGAATTGAAAGTTCTTGTGAGAAGGTAAATGGGTTTAATAATTGCCCAAAGCTTAAAAGTTTGTCATTTATGAGTGACGGAAAGGTAACTGAGATAGGTGGACTTAATGGTAATGCGATAACAACGTTTTATATTCCTAATACTGCCATCTCTGTGTCCGGTGTAAATAATTGTCCGTCACTGACAACCGTTTCTATAGGTAAGTCATTGGAGAGTTTTACAGGCTTTAATAATTGTCCTCTGTTAAACACCTTTAATGTTAATAGTGCCAATACTCATTTTCGGGTAGTCAATAATTGTTTATATCAAGATAATAAGTTTTGCCGTGCTCCTGCATCCTCGTGGTACGGCAGTAATGTTGTTGTGGCAAATGGAACTACAGAAATAATGAGCAACGCATTTCAACAGAGTTCTATGACAAGTATTTCGTTTCCCGAAAGTTTGTTTACGATTAATCAAAATGCCATTAAGAGCACAAGTATAGATCAAGTTATTTTTCATAGCGAATATGATGAAAGTTTAGGAAAATATACCGATACGTCTATAAATGATTTAAGTGCATTTGACAATGTAACTGTTGGTATAATGTTTGGTTATGGCAACGGAATAACAGATGTAACAGATAGTAGGTGTTTACCTATTGTTAAATATTGCATAGAGCATAATATCAAATTTGTTGATATGAACGAAACAAATACTAACGCTCGTGGAGCTATTGGAATAAGCGGTAACGCAGAATTGGACGGTGATAATTAATGATAAACACTTATACTTGTGTGCCAAATCAAACTTCATCAGAAACCGTGTTTTCAGACCTTAAAACATTTTTTGAAGACAAATGGACATGGAGTAAAATTGAAACAAATTATCCTGATAGTAAGTCCACCGATTATAACACTTTGACATTTTGGATTGATGATACAACGTACTTTAGAATAATGTTTGACCCTGCAAAGTCGCGCTACTGGGTTGGATGTGGTGAATATGACTCTACTAAAACGTCACCATATGCTGATTATGTCAGCTTCGCCTATAACAAGTTTGATAGTGTCATGTTGTATACTACAAGTCGGGGAATGTTGATTTTGTTTAAAAGTGGAGATAATGACTATGTATTAGGTGGGGCTATTGCAAAAATGAGAAAACTATCTGACAATACAGAAATTACAGGTTTCTTTACCCCTACTTCAAATTCAGGACATCAAGGAAGTAAAATGGCAAGCTTATATAATATGTTTAGTCAAAGTTTGCACAATGGCGGTACGAACCTTGTACCACAAGTTGATTTTAATATACCATTGAATAGCACAGTTGAGGGGCAATACGCTGCTAAAACTGACGGAATATTCTATGTTTATATGGGACAAGACAGTGTGTTTCCTGCTGACGGAACTGTTGTAAAATTCACAATGAATGGCGTTAATTATGTGGGTAACTGCAAAATGGTTTTAGCTGATTATTCGTAAAGGCGGTGTACAGAATGTCTAAAATGAATAAGCTGATTAAGGAAAGTCAAGATAATAAAAAAACACTTGGTTATACCTATGGAACAGTTAAAAGCTACGACTCTACAAATTGTACAGCCATTGTTTCGCTATTAGAGTATAATGGTGCTGAAAAATCTTTTCTGAATAAATCAGGTGAGATTTTAAGCATGGGAGACAGTGTGTGGATCTATTTCCGTGGTGGTGGTATAAACGCTGGCTACATTGCTATTAGGAATGGCAAACCTATACCTCTAGGAAGTCAAAATTCTAGCGTAGGACGATTTGTTGAATACGTTGATAGTGGTGGTAGTAGACACATCTCAGAAAAGTTTAATTATTATGGCAGTTCTTATTTTTATACTATGGCCCCTGATGGAACAGAACAGATTACTATTTATCTTGAAAATATTGCCCATGGCGATTACAACCATCTTGAAGGTCAAGCAAACCATTGTTACGAATATAGTTATGACAGCAATAATTATATTGATTTTTCAGAAATGAAAACTAACAGTATGTTACATATGTTACTCTATGCTCGTGGAAATAGCAGTTTAAATTCCTTAACAGGCTTTAATAATACTAGCGTTGGTGGATTTTCTAATCACGTCAGTGGTATGTGGAATACGTCTGAATATAGTGTGGCGGTTGATTGTAGTGGTGCAAAAAATACTGTTTCCAATTCTCGTGATACATATGTTAATGGTATGAATAATATGCTAGAGGGTGTAGCTGATAGTATTGTAGTTGGCACATTGAATACTGTTAAGGGTGACAAAACTAAAGACCAAATGGCAAAATGTAATACCGTGTTTGGATATAATAACGAAATTATAAATTATGATAATTGTTTCGTTGCAGGCTCACATAATCGTGCCACAGCAGATAACCAAACCGTTATAGGCGTCAATGCAAAACGAACTTATAAAAGCTCGGAAAATGCTGACATACTATTTAATATAGGAAATGGTTCTGCAAGCCAAAACTCTGCAATGCAAGTAGATTTTTCTGGCAATGTTTATGCTGGCGGTGCGTACAAAACTATTGGTGCTGACTATGCCGAATATTTTGAATGGCTTGACGGAAATGTTGATAATCAAGATAGGATCGGATTATTCGTTACGCTTGACGGTGATAAAATCAAGCTTGCAAATAAAGACGATTATATCCTTGGTGTTATATCAGCCAACCCATCTATTGTTGGTAACTCTGCTGAATTAGATTGGCATGATAAATATAAAACAGATGTTTATGGACGGCTGATTTATGACGAGTCACACAATCTTATATTGAACGAAAACTATAATGATACGCTTGAATATATCCCTCGTGGGGCAAGAAAAGAGTATAGCAAAGTTGGCCTATTAGGACAATTAGTAGCTCAAGATGACGGAACGTGCGAGGTCAACGGATATTGTACGGCTAGTGTGAATGGCGTGGCAACCAAGTCAGATAGTGGTTATAGGGTTATCAAACGTATTGATGAAACACATATAAAAATAATACTTAAATAGAAAGAGGGCTAACAACCCTCTTTTATTATTGGAGGAAAAGTTATGAAAGAGATTATTACTCAGATGATTACAGAGTATTTGCCTGTAATTTTAACAGCGGTTATGACGGCTATTGTCGGTTTTGTAAAATCGAAGTATACAAAAATCGCAAATGACAGCATTAAGAAAGATGTGGCGGCTACAACGGTTAAGTACATAGAACAGATTTATAAAGACGTTCACGGCACAGAAAAGCTTGAAAAAGCTAAAGAAACCATGCTTGCCCTGCTTGAAGAAAAGGGCATTAAGATTTCCGATGTAGAGCTTGTTATCTTGCTTGAAAGTGCTGTTAAGGATATGAATTATAAATCACTCACAGATTTTATTGACGAGGTTAAGAATGGCGGTGAGTAATTATGAGCACGGTTAAGGAAATTGCTACCTACTGTGGAAGTATTACAACCATTTTGGCACTGATAACAATTATTGTTAAACCAATCAGGAATAGATTTGTAGAGTGGATTTCAAAAACAAGTGGCAAAGATAATCTAAATAAAAAAATAGATAAATTAACAGCATTAGTGGAAAGACAGGTAGAACAGAACCAAAGCATGGAAACTGAGTTACAAAAACAAAGTTTGGCTTTGCAGGCCACGCTGAGAAATTCTATTTTAGCGATTTATAATTCTAGAATGAAAGAAAATAGTATTTCACTGTACGAAAAAGAAAATCTCGCAAGACTATACGAAAGCTATTCGTCTATTGGTGGCAATAGTTTTGTACATAACTGTGTGGACGAATTGAACAAACTGCCCGTAAAAGAAGATTAATTGGAAAGGAAGTATACATATGGCAACAACAATAAAAGGTATAGATGTTTCTCATTGGCAGGGTACTAATGTAGATTTTAACAAAGTAAAAAAGG